ACTTACATCATTTCTAGAATCAATTAATATCTGTTCAATTTCTGATTCGCTAACTTCAGTGATTTCTTCTTGAGAAGCAAGCATTATCTTTTTGGCTCCTTGCTTTAACAAGGATCCATAATTTATATCTAATTCGTTTTTATATATTTTGTCAAAAAGATCTTTCATTATTGATTAAGTCTTTCAATATATTGAAGTTTCAAAGAAATATTAGTTTTAATTTGAGATGCAGTTAATCCAGGACAAAAAACTCTAACCCAAAAAGGAAGTGGATTTAGATCGTTTAAAGATGTAACTACGGTTTCTTGATTAATAAAAACCTTATCCCATTCAAATTCAGTGGGTTGTATTTCTGTTTGTTTGATTTTTATAGACCAACCTGATTCAGTTAGAATATTATTAGAAATTAAATCAGGAAAAACAGGAATCACTTTTATATTTGTATAATATGCATTGCTATTATCATTTTGTAAAAAGAATTTAAATTCATAACTGCCACCGGTGTAACCATTATGTGTAGTTTTGAATTCGGATATTGGATTAAAATTATTATCTAAAAGATTTAAACTCATATTCTGTTGCCTCTGTTAGCATTAAAGCCTCTTCGATGATCTCTTTTCTTTGGAGTAAACGCAACGCCAGCAAGTGCTGCGCCACCTAAAGTCATACTTCTACTACTAGTTAATGCAGAATTTTCAAACATATTTTTTGTACCAAAGTTATTTGTTAATTTATCTTTATACATTTTATCCATAAAATCAAGTGCTTCGTCATCTAATTCTTCAACAGCTTCTAATTGTTGTGGTCTGGTTTTGCCTTTAGCAGTGTCTTTTAATAAACTGTTAATCATTTTTCCTTCAAACATATCTGTATTATTTCTTAACATACCTGCTATGTTTTTACCAACGCTTGCACCTACAACCCCCGCAACAAAACCAGCTTCAGGATTGTCATCAGTTACTGAACCTATTGCAGCACCTAACATACCGCCAGCAATAGCTCTACCAGCAAAATTTCTAAAATTATCTTCCGAGTTACTAGAAAAAAAACCTTCTTTTTTATTATTCATTTCTTGATTTACAGAAAGTCTTGCTTGTCTAGGTGTCATATTGTTCCCAGGTGTTATTTCCTGTCGTAAATTCTTGTTATATTGCTGAAACCAACCTTCAACACCCTGTTCATCCATATTATCAAAAGTTGAATTAAAAAAAGCTTTTAAAGGTTCTGCTTCCTTATCGTCTATAGCTCCTTGATTCTTATAAAAGTCTATTCTTTGATTAACTGTTTCCGGATTTTCATTTCTCGCTGCACCTATAAGTTCTTCTCTAAGCATAGCTACTTGCTTCCCAGTTTTTGTTCCTATAGCTTTATCAAAAACCATCCTAGCAAGACTTCCATCTGAGTTAATAGTAGAACTTTCATCATCTATGTTAGTTAAAGAAGCATATTTTGGATTGCTTTTTAACCTTGCTTCATGAGCCGCTGTTCTTTTTTCGTTAAGTATTTCGTCTGCTGATTTAACTGGTTGTGAATTTTCTGTTGTTTGTGTTACTTTTGAAGTATTGGTATCTAACAGTTGAGAAGATGTGGATTCGGAAGAGTTGACTGTGGGAGCCAATGGATTGTTGAGTTGGTTATCCGCGCCTATTGTTTGAAAATTTTTATTTTCCTTTCCAGGATAAAGAACCTTAAATAAAGAGTCATAATCTGTATCATCAAAGTCATCTGCAGTTTTACTAAGTGCCTTTGCTTCCTGTGAATCAGGGGAAAAAAAGATCACCTTATAAGAGTCATCATAGTGAAGTGCATTTTGCATAGCATTAAAATGTAACGCTTTTGCTTTCTTTAGTTCATCTTGAGGAAGCGGTCTCTCACCCCTTCTAATCTCACTTTTTGCGTTTTCTACAGTCTTACTTAATTCATCGTTTAGACCCATAAACCAAAGATGTTCATCGTTTGATAAAATAAGGTCATCTATTTCTTTTCCCTCATGAAGAGTAGAAGATATATCCTGTAACATTTTGTTTCGAGTAACAAAATTGTCAAATTCGTCCTGATTAAAAAGAGATTGAGTTGAGACATAATCTATAAGATCTGCGTTCTTTCTGTCAACTATTGGATGTAAAATTTGGGTTTCTTCTGCTCTTATGCTTGAAAGAGTTTCGTAATCTTTAACGTGTTGAAAAGCAAACAATGTTTTTTTATACTCTGTTGCATCCGAAAATGAATCGGGAAAATTCATATCCAACGGACGTGTTCCATACCTCTCGTTTCCTCTTCTATTTTGTAATACATTTATAAATACTTCTTTATCGAAAGGATGCATTACATCAAATTCTTGTCTAACATAATTTAATGCTAAGGTTTCTTCAGAGTCTGGTATTGATAATTTCGGTATTATATCCTCTAAATTACTATTCTTATATAATTTATTTAACACATTATAAAATTCACCTGCGCCCATTTTTACCAACTCCTATTTTTAGAACCAAATCTACCTCTTTTTTGTACTGCACCAAAAGAAGCTGTTTGATTGTTTTTTAATGATTCAAGTATAGAAATTTCTTCTTTTGGATTCAAATCTCTAGACTTTTTATTTGTATTTGGTTGATATGCAGGTAAATTATTTTTTTTATTCTCTGGATCTTTTTCATTGAATTCACCACGCATTATTTTTAATACGTTTATTTGCCCTGGGTATGATTTTTTTTGTAAATCATTAATTTTTTGATTTGCTTCTTCATCTGGACTTAAAGATTCATAACTATTTTTGCCAGTAGAAATGAATCTAGGAGCGCTAATACCGATACCCTTACCACTGAATACTGATTCTTCAATTACTAAAGCCCCCAAAGCTAACATCATTGCATCTAATCTGTGATCTCCTATTTTTTCATTTTGCATGCCATATACTGGTTTTCCAGTTTGTGCATTTCTTTTTAATATAATATAATTGGCTAGCTGTAATTTTAGTCTTTCATCTTCTGCTGGAAAGATAATTAAATTCTCTTGAAAAATTCTAATAGCATTTTCTACTAAGAAATTTTTAGCAGCTTTTTTAACTATATCATTTGTAATTGGATCTTTTAGTTCAACATTCCCTGAAAAATTAAAAGAAGTTAATCTATCTGGTATTAAAACAGTTTCAATATCTATTGCAGTTTTATTTCTTTTTTCTCTCAATTGATAAGCTTGAAATCTTAAATCTTCAATAATAGTATGTCCATAACCTTCATCTGCATAAATATAATTTGGTTTCCATTTATAATTTAAAGCAATTAATTCTTTAATCCAACGTTTTGCAGAGTATTCTTCTGCAGGTACATTTATTGCATCTAAAGCAACCCATAATTGTGACTCTGGAAAATAACCAATTACATAAAATTCAGTGCCTGCATTTTTATTCCAATCTATACCAATAGAAACAATTCTTGAATTTGGTGCTTGTATACCTATTCTTGCTAAAGTGTGATTATTAGAAGCATCTAAATAAGTGTAATCAGTTCTTGCTTTTTGAATCCAATCAGATCTAAATACTCCGCTTTCAGAATCAATAAATTCAGCCATATACTCTGCTAAAAAAGATTCTTTAGTAGACTCTCTAATTATTTCTTCTTTAATTTGCTCCCAGTGAGGAATTACTGTTGATGGATGAAAATCTTCTTTAAAATCTGGACGCTCCAAGCACCATTCATAAAATTTAGATTTCTTACCAATTGGTGTAGATGTTGCAATTAACATTGTATCTGGTGTAGTAGCTAAGATAGGATTGATAACTTTATCTAATACGTCTTTTGGAATCATATCCATTTCATCTAGATAAACAATATCTGCAGAAAAACCACGCATAGTACCACCACCAGAACCATCTTGACGCATACCAATACCAGAAACAAAACCTGTGATTGTAGCTTGATTTTTGAATTCCATTTTAAAAGTTGGAGTTTTTACATAAAGATTATCTCCAGTACCTGATGTAACTTCTAAACGTAATTCATAATTACGTTTAACTAACTTTTCCATTTCTTCAAAAATATTAGTTAATTGAGCTTGATAAGGTGTTACTATCATTATACTTGGACCAAGCATAACTTCATTACCTTGCAAATCTCTACCTTTAGATACTTTCAAATTAAACGCGTAATAAAGTAGTTTAAGCGCGCTCATAAATGTTTTACCAGAGCGACGTCCTTCTCTAATTGCAATACGCTTAGAAGTACATCTCAATTGTTCTTTTTGATATGCTCTTAATTTCCATTTGTTATCTTTATCATCAAACCCGAAGATCAATTCAGCCCAAGCTACAGGGTCAATTGTAGCAAGCATTAATTTTTTAGCATGCTCTTTATCCATTTTTGTATTCTTAACAATTTCATCTAGTCTTTCGGCAGAACCAGGTGGCAAACCTCTAGGAATACCCCTGCAAGGAATAATAAATTTGCTTTCTTCAGGGTACTTTTCTATTTGTCTAATTTGACAAGATATACAAGTTTTATGCACATCAGTTCTAATACCATGATTTTGTTTATAATATTCAACAACATCTTCTGGAATATCAGCATGTATTTTATGATGTTTGATGCCATATTCATTTATTTCATATAAAGTACTTATATCTGGTTTTTTCATTTTATAATCTTCCAAAAGTAGCAAAGTAATCCCTGTTAGTATGCAATACAGCTGCTTCATTACCTAAAGCATTTCTTGCATTCATGTGAGATCCACTCATAGATTGTAAAGCTCTTTGTCGCATTGTTACTGCATTTCTAGAGAAAAAAGGTTCAGGATCTTTAGCAAAGTCAAAGCGATTATGTGCTTCTCCAATTCTTTTAAACCCTTCTCCCATGATACCACTTCCTAAAGAAACTGCAAGCATTGCTGAACCAGCAACTGCAGCAGTAACAGCTAAACTTCCAATGTTACTAAACGCCATAGCTCCAACTGGAGCTAATGCTGAAGCGCCAAAAATACCTCCGCCAACTCCTGCAAGAAGTGTGTTGTCAGCGCCAAGCATTTCGGATGCGCCAATCGCTAAAGAACTACCAATTGAATAACCTGCTGATGCAAACACATAACTACCAATGGCTGGAGCAATTAAACCCAAACCTCTATCTAAATAAGGTATTGCTTTCATTGACCCAAAACTACCGATTCTAAAAAAAGAATTAGCTTGATATATTTTTGTTTTTTCGTTAATTGGAGGTCCTGCTTCTTTATTTAAATTATAAATAGAACCTTCAATTGCTTTTAATTCTGCATTATTAATAGTAGCAAGTCTTGCCGATTGATTTTTTTGGTGCAATAAAATTTCTTGTTGTTTAGCAGCAGGGAGTTTTTGGAACCTTTCAGATTCATTAAATGCTTTATATTTAACTTCTAATTGTTCTGCTTTTCCTTTTAATTCCACAGCTTTTGATTCCAGAGTTTTTAATTGTTCTCTTTTTTGAGTTAATTCACCTTTTAAAAATAAAGGGTTTTTAGCATGCAATTTATCTTGATTTCTATTTCTTAAATAGTTGTCTATTTCAGTTTCTGTAAAACCACCTTGTTGCATGAATTTACTAAGTTTTTTATCGCTTAGATTTCCTACAATGTGTTCTCTTTGAGATTCTTTTATACCATGTCCGTAAGACAAACTCATGTTTACAGCTTCTCTGAAAACACCTTCCAATCCAGAATCTTCGTATCCAGTATACAAACCATATGCAAAACCTAAGGGATTTAAAACTCTAAATAAACCTGGCATTGCAATGTTACCTATGCCCCTTCCAGGAGATAAATTTTCTGTTAAATTCAAAATACTTTTATTTGCCTGTGCAGCGTTAATAGTCTTTCCAAAACCATTTTGATTGTAAATTTTTGGACCATTTGTTGTCATTTTATAAAAATCAATATTTTGATTCATACCCTGATTATAAAATACAGGAGCGATAGTGGTACTATTTAAGGTGTTTCCTTGAACGTTCATAGAAGAGAAAATACTAGCGTGTGCTCCTCTAGATAGAATCTCTCGAGAACCATATCCTACTCCCATTAAAGCTGTTCCACCAACAAGCATTGAGATCATATCAGCTTTGCTTGTTTCTTTTTCTTTTTTCTGCTTATATATTTCTGAATAATCTGCCATTTTTACATCCTAGTGTGATTTTGTTTTAAGTGAATTAAAGCTTTATGTTGAGCAATTTGCATATCATTGAATCTTCTTGCTCTAATTGCTTTGTTGGTTGTTTGATTTGTTATTTTTGAAACTTGAGAATTATTACTTGTGCTTTGTACTGTTTCGAGAAGTTCAATATTGTTCTCTAACATTTGTCCCGAATATTTAAGTTTATTCTCTACATCTTTGCTACCTTTAGTTTCTATTAATCGTTTTAAATCATATTGCAAACTAGGCATATGTTCATTATGTCTAGCCATTTTTCTATGTTGATCAAAATCTGCATCAAAAGGTCTAACGTTCTTTTTTTGAGAATATTTCTTTTTTAAATCTTCTGAAATTAAAACACTAGGTTCAATAGAAACTTGTCTAGTATTGTTTTTGATTTCATTAAAAGTTTGATCCATTTCTTCTCTATGGAAATCAGATATTTTGCCTTGTTTTTGTGCACTTAACATAATACCCAATATATTAGTTAAATTTGCATTTTCAGCACTTTTAGTTTTATTAGCAAAAGTATTAAATGTAACCGTTTGTTGAGTTTGCTTATTCATTTCATTGTATACTTGAAAAAACGGTTCACTCCACATACCTCGACGTTGTTCTACTGCGTATTTTTGAGCGGCGCTAAAAGCTTTTTCATTGTACATTTGTTCTTGCCCCTTACCTTCATAAGGTAGGTAAGCGACAGCACCTCTCTTCAATAATTCTAAATTTAAATTTCTATCTCCAGCAAATAAAGTAGCAACTTGACGTCCATAAGTAATATTTGTTGGGTCGAATACTAAAGATAACTCCTTTCCTTGCATTAAAGATTTCAACATTTCTTTTGAAATCTCAGCATGCGGTTGTGCAGCTCTTTCATCATGTGAAGTTTCAGGAGCATCAATACCAGCCAAACGAAATGAATAATTTCCACTACCCATAAACTTAGAAAGAGGATTATTTGTGGCACCTTTTCTTTGCAAGGTAATAGTATCGGCATCTTCCACCGAAATATGAAAATCATCTTTATTTATTACTAAACGCTTTAAATTATTACCTTTCAGACTTAATAATTGTTCTTGAGTTAAACCTTGATTAGGACTGGCAAATTCTCTAAATATCTCTCTCATTTCAGGTTTATAAGCTATATGACTTCTTAAGAGATTAAATATATCTCCTCTTTCAGTGAAATGTCTTTCGTTAAACATATAAGAAGAATATTTTTGACGCTCTCTTATTAGTTCTTGATCTTCAAATACACTGTAAGAAGTTGCAGGACCTTGATATGGAGAACCAAAATCTGTATTTACTTTTCGCATTAAAGATGCCAGACCATTCTCGGCTAAACCATCATTGCTTGCAAAATATTTATCTTTAATTGCAGTTTTAAAATTACTTTCTGAACCAAAAAATTTCTTCTGATTTTCAAACCATCTATCATAACTTGGAGATAGAGTCGAAGTTTCACTTGCTTTAGATAAAGCAGGTTCTTGTACTAAACTCAAAGTTGCTAATGCAGCGGCACCTGCCGCATACATGCCAAAGAATTTTAATCCAGCAGAGGAACTTGCAAATTCGGAAAATACTTTATTTAAACCATTATCAAAATTTTGTTCAACAATAGTATTGGCAATGTTATCTAATTCAGAAACTGTTAATCCAGGAGGTAATGCTTTAAAGGTAGTTGGTGCAGTTGCTAATTCTGAAGATCCAAAAAGCACAGGCTTAGACTTTATATTATCTGGTACTTTTCTATCAAAGATATAATTTTTTATTTCTTTCTCATTGTAAATAGGTGTTCCACCTTTTTCATCCTTTGGCATATTGAAAGATTCTTCTAATCTAAAATTTAAATCAGCGTATTTTTTTGCTTGCTCATTTAAATCAACGGAAGCATCATGAGAAGGATCGATATAAGTAGCGCCATAAGAAGTTTTAATTTCACCATAATCTATATAATTTCTAAATCCAGATCTATAATCTCCTAGTGTTTTTTGATTATACACAGGTACTTCATTTAAATCTTTTTCAAATTGATAAACGGTGTCTCCTAATTCAATTTGTCTAGTCGCGGCCTGTTTTATTACTTCCTTTGTTAAACTACCATAATTTTGCTTTCTAGAAGCAACATATTTCTTTGAGTCCATTACTTGACCAGTAGACTCATAATGTTTTATTTCAAAAAAAGCTCGAGCAAAAGCTTCTTCTCTGTTGGTCTCTGGAGGAGCTACAAATATCTTTTGATTTTTTTCTGCATAAATAGGCTCACCAGCAAGAAACTTTTGCTTAGCTAAATTTATCTCTGCTTCTGAATAACCACTAGTAGTTTTTTGATAACCAGCTGGCATGTTAAAAGCATGATGCTGTATTTCATTTATCATAGCTTCTACTGGTATTGGTTTGGATCTAGATTGTAGTAAACTAGCTGTATGTTTATGTTCTGTGGCTTTTTTTATTACATCTCTGATTTTTTCTGTAGTTTTTATTTCATAAGGTTTTTTAAATTTTTCTAAATTTAAACGTGGAATATTTCTAGAAGTTCTTGATAATAATGATTTTTCTACTTTATTTGAGAAGTCATCAGTAATCAAAGATTCAGATAAACTTTCAAAACCTTTAATTAAATCATGTACTTTATTTCCTCTAGTTTGTAGAAAAGATTTTAATTCTGCACGTTTTTTTATTGCAGCTTCACTTTGTTTTCTACTATCTAATAAATCAGAATCAAATTCATAAGTATCGCCTGTATGATAAATAAAACGTTTATCCAGGAGTTCTTGTTCTAAAATTTCAAACTCTTTATTTCTCCCAGCATAATTATACAAATCATTATTTTGTAAATTCTTCTTAAAAGAAGTATAAGAAGCAATAATCTTTCTATTATAAGATGGCGTTTTTATTTTTTCAGTAACAATAGTATCAGAGTACAAATCTTTTAAACTTTGTACGCTTGATTCTGGAACCCCTTGGTTTCTTAAAATTTGTTCTGCACTTTGAATATGTTGTTGCTCTCTATATAAAGGTGTTTCAGTTAATTGAGAAGCTGAAATTTGTGCGGTATCTGCAATTTCTCCTAAATCTGAAACAATTCTAGATTGTAAATTTATTTCTTGGATTTTAGGTACAATCTCTTCAAAAATTTTAGAATACGCGGCAGCCCTATATAAAGGATCTGTTCTTTTTAAATTTTTTACATATGCTATTTTTTCTTCTTCTGGCATTTTAGAAAAGCGTGACAAAGCTTCTGCTTGTACTACTGACTCTCTTAATACTATATTTTCATGTATTAAAGTATCTAAACCTGCAGTGTGAGTTTCTTTAAAACTAGAAAGTATTTCTTTTAATTCTGCTTCTGGAGCGTTTTCACTTAAAGCATTTGTAAACATATATAAACGAGATTGAGCCTCAATTGAAAGCCCTAAAGGAGACGAGACGTTTGAAAGTAAGCCTTCTTTAACTAACATAGATTGTTGAGATCTAATTACATCTTGAATGTCTCTTGCACTACCTGGTTTTGTAGTTTGAAAAAACACGTCAGAAACATTACTGTAATCGCCATGTACCCTTGCTTCTGTTAAAGCAGCGTTATATTCAATACCAGTAGAGTAAAAAGGTTCACCAGTAGAAGCAGATGCAGGAATTCCTGCAATAGTCATAAATGGATTATTTCTTATAAATGCGCGACTTCTTAAATCTGCAATTTGACGTTTAGAAAGTTCTACGTTGTCTGGGATGTTATTTTCTTGCCTATAAACTTGCTCTGCAAGAATCATTTCCTCTCTTGCCTCTGAAGCTATTTGTGAACCAAATTTTTTCGCTTCAAATTTAATATTAGCAACATAAAGAGTCTTATTTTTCATTAACTGTGCTAATTGTTGTTGCATTTGTTTCATCGAAACATTGGTATGCACATTTATTTTAACATCTTTTGCTAAACCAGAAATTCTCTGACTAGAATATTTAAATTTAGAAAAATAATCTTGCATCAAAGCATTAAAAGTATTTGAATCGTATTGCATATTTCTAGTACGCATATACTTCAAGTATTCTGCTTCAGCAGGATTTGAAGTTAAAAATTTATTAAAACTTTCAGAGCCCTCTAATATATATTTTGAAAGAAATGGTTCATCTCTCTCAAACGCAGCATGCAACCCAACTTCTCTTAATAATCTTGGATTTTCCAATTCAGGATTTAAAGCGTTATTTTCTACTAACAAAGTTTCTGCTTTTAAAATTTCATTAGCAGCGCTAGAATTATTATCAAAATCTTTTACTTTAATTAATTTTCTTTCCAATGATTGTATTTGATTCTGTAGCACAGTATCTAAATTATTAAAATACGTAGCATTTCTTTTTAAATTTTTTATGTTCTCAAGTATCTCGTTATAGCTATTCTTATTCATTAAATAGTCAACGATAGCAATATCTCTAAAAGACATCTGCTTTACTAAATCAGGGTGCATTCCTTTCAATACATTTACTTGATTCAATTTAGAAGAGGAAACCATATTCGCATTGGTTTCTTCTAATTTTCTAATTAAATTAGCTTCCGGAATAAATATATTTAATTCGTTTTGCTCTAAATTAAATAAAGCAACTTCATGCATAGATTCAGTTTTTAAACCTAGAGTTTCAATATCTAAAATTGCTGCATTCTTTAAAATATCTTTAGAATCAGTAAAAGGTAAAGACTTAGTATCTAAAGTACTAGTTGCTTTTACAGGCTGACTCTGTATAAAAAGTGCATTCTGTCTAGATTCGAATATATTTTGTTTATCTGGATCTAAAGCTTTATAAGTAGTTGTGAGATATTTTTGCTGTGTCATTTCGCATCATCCAAGAGAATTTCATCTTTTACAACTATAACATTCTCTTGTGCAATTAATAAAGCTTCTCTAAGTTTTTGAATTTCGCCCAAAACTTTTGAATTTTGATTCTCATTACCCAATCTAGAAACAAAGTCTGCTTTTGATTTTCTAGTTTCCATTAATTTTTCTAACCAACGTTCTCTTCTTTTTTCTAATTTATCAATTAATTCTAAAAGAGGGTGTAATTTGGTTTGAGTAGCTACATCGCCATTTTCATTAAAACCAGTAATTTCGGTTAAAAGAAAATCTCTACCAAAACCATTTTTATCACCATTGCTCAAGACAGTAATAGAGCGTTGCTTATATAAATCAATTAAAGCTAATTCATTTATAATACTCATCTCTACAGGATTAGAAGGATCTACATCTAAGTACTGCATGTAATTTATAATTTGTTGTTCTAAAAAACTTTTCTCTAATACGCAAGACATTCCAACTGGATACTCTTGTAAGTTTGCTTTTTGAATCTTGCCATTTTGATCTATATCATTAATTGGACAACTAGCAAAAAAAGGACATTTATCTGGGCCGTTACAAGTCAAAGGAGAAGCGGTATAGACTCCTTGATTCTTAACACTTACTGCAATTTTAGATTTCTTTTCTTCAGTTAATTTTTCTAAATATTTTTCATATCTAGAATTATTGTTTGATAATTTATTGAAATATTCTAATTGGCGTTCTTCTTTTGATATCATAAAAAATCCCTATAGGCTGTTTTTTTTGGTTAATTATTTTTTTAGGATACTGCTTTTTTTGGATTTAATAAAGCGAAAAATAGACACCACCCCGGTCTAGTAATAGTAAAATTGGATAAAGTGTCGATTGAGGGGAGGTAATATATATGTTGCCCAATCAGTTTTCATTCTTTTTTAGCCCACCCCGGTGCTAGGTACATTCGGTACCAAGATGAGTGCAACACACCTGTACATAGAAAGGATTTCACAAATGTACTATTTTCTCCTCAACTTTTTAAGTTGTTTCGTTTTCTCGGAAAAAGAAGCTAAAGTCAATACCTTTGGGTATACCGTTGCTCGTCTTCTTCTTCCTATCTTGTTCTTCTTTCTTTCCATTAAAATTCAGCTGGTTGAAGTTATTGTTTTAAATGGTTTTTTGCTTATCTATGTAGTGGTTGACCAATGTTCTCTTTTTGTTTCAAAAGATGCTGCAAATTTAAACGACTTTACAAAAATGTGTGACTCCTCTATGTCAAAAATTTTAAAAGTTCAATGTTTATTCATGTTTATCGTCCTATTGAATACAGTGGATGCACAAAGCATTACTTGTCCTGATGAAATCAATAAATTCTCTAAAAGCACATTCTTCCATGAAGAATTGCTAAGTAAAGAAGAATTAGTTTCTTATTGGAAAGAGAACAAAGGTACGCTTGATGTTGCCCAAGAAATCTCTCAAGAATTTCTTAATGAACAACATGATCTCAGAGTGTTCTTTTTAAAGAATCCCCAAGTTTGTGTTATAGCTGTTCCTGAACCCTATATGGGAGCTTTTGAAGCTACCAGGGAGATTACTAGGCTTTTGTGGTCCGTACCACAAGCTTGGTATCATGAAAGAATGCATAGCTGTAAGATTGGCTTATCTTTCTCCCATGGAGATAAGGATAAACTTAATATTCTTTCTTCCAAGAGAGCAATTAAGGGTGAGGATTCTGCGAGATGGATAGCTGCAGAAGATTTGAAAAAAGCTTTTCCTCAAATTGATATTCTTCTTATTACCTGTAGAGGTGAGAAATCACCCTCTCATGAAGGTGATTTTATCTTGGATCATCAAACTGCAATTTGGTGGTCTACAGAAAAAGGAGAAAGTACTCCTAGTAAATGGCTATGGCATGCTCATGAAAACGGAAACCTACAAAGGTTTGTAGACATGTATAGCTATTAACTTCTTAATAACAACCCCTAATAGGGAGGTCTGCAGGTAGTGTCCTGTACTGATGAGGCGAATCGAAGCCGAAACCTCAAAACTTGTAACCGTCTAGCTTAAAGACATTAAAGAAAAGCAAAGGATGAAATCATGGATGTTTTGTTTATGAAAAAAGTTTCTGCTATCGATTTAATTGATAGCGTTGAGAAAGCAAAAAGAATCATTTCTCAACCTTGTACATCTCAGGGGATGTTTAGGGAGGTATGGGTGGGTAATTATGCGGTTTTGAAGAAAGGCAAAGAAGTACCTGGAGGAGGTTTTGATATCTCTCTTGGGGGAGGAGAGATGAATAGGAGGGAAAATCAAGTGTGGACAAAGTATAACCATCTTAATCTTTTGGCAAAAATTAATTGGGTATCTACAGATAATTTATATTTGTCCATGGAAAAGTTGAATATGGACGAAGAGAGAAAAAATAAAGCGATTAAAGATCTCTTTGGAGATTTTTGGGTTGATGAAGGTGATGAGAAAAAATCTGCTGCCAATTGTTTAAACAGGGTGAAGATGGTTCTATGGGCTTTATTAAAAGCCAATTATGATAAGTTGATAGCTACTTCCTTGCTTAAGGCAAATCACTTTGATAGAAAAGTGAACTTAGCAAAGGTAGAGTTGAAAAAAGAAATCTATAGGAAGTTATTACAACTTCCCAAAGATGTGGTTTGGGATTTGCATTACTCTAATTGGGGGCTGGATCATAAAGGAGAATTGAAAATTCTAGATTATGCAGGTGTTTAAAAAGACAAAACAAAACCTTTAAAGAGGAGGTCCGTAGGGTTGTCCCTATGCTGATGAAGGCTTAATTGAGAGCCGAAACCTCAAACTGTAACAAAAGGAGAAAAACATGAATACAGTTAAAAAAATCTCAGAAAATTGCTATTTAGTTAGTAACGACGCTGATTGTTACTTAACAGAAGAACCAGCTACTAACCCTGAATTGGGCTGTAGATTGATTCAAGTGAGTGAGAATTCTTGGAATCAAAGAAAAGGTATTTGGTTCACTACAAACGGAACACCAAAAATTATTTCGTTACCAGATACAGCAATCACTGCTCTCACAGATGTAAATGGCAATAAATTGTTCTTTTTGCCTTCTGGAGAAAAAGATTTCAGTAATCAAACAGCAAAAATTTCATTCATTTATTTTGATGAAATCTTTAATTAATTCGCTGTTATAAATTATTTAATTTGATTGTTTATCCAATTTTTAAATTCTAGTCAATTATAGACAAGATACATAGCGTCCGCTGCTATGCTGATGAGACCCGATCCGGGGTCGAAATCTGTGTCTCCATTCCAGTAGTACCGATTATAGAAAATAGAGTTTTTTCACACAACACTCTTTTCCCTTTTTCTATTTTTTATAAACGGTCGAGATGACGAGACGAAAAAAAACCAACCATTTAGCACAAGGAGATTAAAATGCTAAAATTTGGAAAAATCAAAAAAGGCAATGCCATTATGGCAAGAACAATCAAAGCACAACTCAAGCAAACAAATCAATACGTTTTGTTTTGTCGTCTGATCAACAAGATCAGAAAGAGTGGGATCACCTGTGTTGAATTAAGCAAGCAAACACCATTGATGTTACAAAGTTTAGTTTCTTTTTGCTCTATGAGCAAGGAAATTGAAAAAGAAGGATTAGATGCTTTGGTATTAGCTTTAATGCTAAAGAAAGATCAAGTTTCCTCTTCTCCTTTTTACAAAGGTAGACCAGGTGTAACAGCTATTGCTTCTTTTCAAACAGCAGAATGCCGTTTTGGAGATTTTTATCTCCATTTTGGTGATCGAGTAGTAATTATTGCTGCTTAGAGTCTGTCTGCTGATCCTCCAAACCCCAACCCTAACCAAAGGAGATAGTCCAGAAATGGTAATCCTAGCACAACAACAAATTTGCAAATTATTGTTGATTGTTGCGTTGTAAATTTGCAAGCGCCCATATTCCTCTTTTCCCTTTCCCCAACCTTAAACTCAGGAGTTAACATGCTTAAGCCTAGTTTGGTATCTAGTAAAATTTAGCAGATTATATGCTAGATACCGTAATGCGTTCAGATCTGCAACCCCAGGTTGACGAATCAACCTCCATTGAAGCCCAGCCTTCCAACCCTTTCCTTTAACTTTATCCCCTCTCTATCTTATGTTTATCTCTAGCCAGAGCATCATTATATAAGCGCTGCCACTGAAAGGTGGTCTGTTCTTTTTTTAAGCGTTTATTATTCCAATTGGCAACGACGAGACGAAATTTGACGAGACGACGTTAAACAAAACACAACACAAAAAAAGGAGATTGCAAAATGTTAAACGCAATCAACAACACACAAAAACCAACTGTAGTATCTACAACAAGCACAACACACACATCAGGAGAAACCGAAATGACAGTTTTTCAATCAATCGTTTTAGCATTCGAAGATGCTAAAACTGCTGCAGAACTCAATGCAAAGGAATCTTTAATCAATGCATTAGGCGAAAGAAAAGTAGGAAAGTTAAGAAAAGCTTGGAATCAAGCATTTGTTAAACTCACAACAATTAAAACAGCACAGACACAAGCAACAACTGAAACAGCAAGAGTAACAACCCCAGCTATTTCTACAAAATCTCCTCAAGCAATTAAGTTTGCAAAACAAAGAGAAGCTGCTGCTAAGGCTAAGGCTGATGCTAAAACTGCTGCTAGACTTGCCAAGGTTATTAAGGCTGCTGAAGTTACACCTGTTGCTCAAACTCCCGATAAATCTTTTGCTCCCAAGGTTCCAACTGGTGGTTGGTTCTGTAAGGCAGCATTAGATGCAATGCTCAAAGCTTTTGATTTAGCAATTGATAAAATTGTACTCATCACACAAATCACACAAACACAAACCATTGGTAGCCAAAGCACTGCTGAGGCCAACCAATTTCACACTCAACAAGGAGAAGTTAGAAACATGATGACTCCAAATCATTTTTCAATTCCAGATACAGAGATGGAAAACACTCTGTTCACAGAACCTGGTTTCAAATCAACTGAAGAAGTATTAAATTGGTTCAAACCAGAATTCAGCTTTGATTTCAATGGTCTTAAAACCCATGTAAAAGTGATCGATCAAGAGAATCCAGGTCGAGTTAATCTAGGCCAGAGATTAATCACTTTGTCTGATAAGTTAACTCAAAATCAACTAGTTCGTGCTTTAGTGCATGAACTTGACCATTTGAATTATGGTGATTCAAAAAATCAAGTTGAATTACTCAAGTCATTGGATGAATGTAGAAATCAAAAGAATCGTCCAGAGTTCTTAAACGATCAACATGCAGAAGAAGAATTGTGGGTGAGGTATCGTGATTATCTCAGAGGTGATCATACATATCAAGAGTTTTTTACTTGGTACGAAAGCACAACAACAACAACAACAACAACCGAGGCCTCAGAAACCTCACAACAAAAGGAGAAGAAGATGCTAAAGACATCAACTTCAATCAAAAATCAAAAGAAGGCAAGAGCAGCAGACCGAATCATCGATAGTGACTTAACCAACTTGACTGAAGAAATCGTCTTTTTAAAATCGAAAAATGGTATTAGATTCATCTCAGATGTTTGTTCTTCGTGGGCAAGCCCTATTAATCAAACAAAGAGAGTGCTTGGTTTAAAAGGGAAGATGGTGAAAGTGTCTTTTAGAGAATTATCATTTCTTGAAATGCAAAAAGTTCAGAAGGCTTTAAACGAAGCGGGATGGTTCTTTGTCAGTCAGAATATGATCTGCAGAGAAGAAGATGCAAAGAAAGTTTTTGCTGCAGCGAAGAAAGTTTTCAAATCTCTAACAGGCTTTGTAAATTACGGTAAAGCATGGTTCACAACACCTTGCAAGCCATCTTTGAATTACGTTGTAGGTTTGATCAACGAAGAAGAAATCGCCGAACTTACGGGTAATGATGGCAGTGGTTTCTTGACTGCTGGTGTTCATTTTGATTTGATGCAATTCAGAAGCACTGGCTTGGACGAAGGATTATTTGGAAAAGGGATTGTAACTCATACTAAATTTATCATCAAAGACAATAAAGTTGTCAGCATTGATAGTTTAAATTTTGGTGAGAAAGAAACTGGGGACTTCCAGTCCTGGTTGAACAATTCGAACAGCTGTGTTGTTGCAATTGATGGGATTGAATACAAGAAAGCTTTGATGTTGTGTGGATCAAACTTAAAGGGCATTCTTAAAGATGTTCCTAACGATGATTCTTTTACAGAAGTCGACACTGATTTCTTTAGCTTGATGGCTGGGGATTTGGATTTGAAACCAGGCAAATTGACGATGCCCAACCAAATCTCCTTTTATGCTGAATTGGATTCAGGAATCATCAACCAGTTGGTTAAGAAGTCTCTTGATAAAGCTAAGACTAGTCTTAGGAAACTTGTGCTACTTGAGAATTTAACAGAAGAGGTCATAAGCCTATGCAAGACAAAATTCGACACGAAATATGTTCAGATGAGTGATTTAAATATCGCTGCTGATACAGAAACATGTCAAGATCAAGTGATTGAGGGGAGTATGAACTTTGTTTTGGAGGCAGACAAGTTTGAAATAGGTCAGTTGAGGAAAGAGGTATGGATGGTGAGAACCCCTGTACAGGATCAAAATGCATTGAATTGTATTCCAACCTACAATCCTACAATAGTGCATGATATTTTGTACATGAGCGAACAAGAGTTGATTGCAAAGCATGATGGATTAGATCAAGAAGAGATTGCAAAAGTCAAAGCGGTATTCAATACTGATAAGAAGAAATTGCAATTTAGCGCTATGATTGCGCCCGTGGTGAAAAAGGGCATTATGTGGTTGGATACGAGGGTTCAAGAAATTCTCGTTGGCGATAATGATGGCGACATGAACTCTTACAAAGAAAAAGATAAGGATGCAGCGATCGATGATCTTTTCACTAAATCTAAAGCTTACAAAGCCAAAGAAATCATCAAGAAAGAAACAAGCAAAGCGTTTGTTCTAGATTCTGAGTCCAGTGATGATTGGTGCGATGAGAAATCCCAACAACGCCTTATTACCCCTAATGGCGGTCAGTTGAACGTTGGGGCAATCAGCAATCTCCAAGTGGCTGTAAGAAGTCAGCTTGGTTTTGACAAATTGCCAGATGTAGTTACCTTTGCAGGTAAAACCATTTCTGGTATCCAACAGCCAAGTATCGATAGGCAGAAATATAAATATGTCTTGCCTAGCTTGCAACATTGGTATTTGTCAAGGGGACCAGTGAAGATCAATCTAGATGGCAAAGAAAAAAGTTTGATCATACCTGGTGTGAGTTGGGTGGCAAAAGGAGAGGCAGAGTTCAAAGGTTTCGATGAAAAGAAACAATGGACAACAGAAGAGTTATCTAAATGGTTTAAGAAAGCGTTCAATAATTATGATGACTTCTCGGAAGAAGTCATCACCGACATCAAAGGTGAGGGAATTAACGCGTATGATCCTGAAGGTTACAACTCATTGGGTTGCCAGGCTTGGGGTCAAAAATTTATTTTAGCTGTGAAGCTGTTGAGTGGCGATTCAGAGTTAGCTAAAGCTTCTTTGGATAATCAAATCATGGCAGTTGCGGAGATGATGCAACGATTGGAAGATGAATCAATAGATGAAGAGACCATGAAAGTTTGTGGGATTTGTGAAGAAGAACTAAATGATAGTTTTTATAGCCTGAAATGGTTGAAGCAAATTCAACATCAAAGTTGTCCTGCGAGTCTAGTTGCTTTGAGAGATAAACTATCAGAGCATTTGGTTTTGGAAGATTTGTTGGTGGGGATCATTGAGGAATATAAAGCAATCTATAGCAATGGCGTGAATAACACATTGTTAGGATTAGATACTGATGATCAAGAGTCAATTGTTAAATTTGGAACCCTGTTATCAAAATTGTTTATCTCCCAAAAAGATCAAATAACCCAGCAACTTGAAAATACCAACAGATCAACCCAAAAGCAGCAAGAACTTTCTACCTTAGGTAGTTGGGTGGCAGCTGCAAATGATTGTGGATTGGAATGGTTAGTCAACATATTGGCTAACAACAAATTAGATACACAGGAAAGACAAATTAGGTTGAAGGCCTTTAAAAAAGCTTTAGCCTGGATGATTGCTGATCAAATTCATTGTTACTTCGACGTTGCAGATAAAAAGTTTCTTCCCAATGTTAAAAAAGATGATTTGATTATTTTTCTATCAAGCATTGTTAAATTGCTTGATGCCGTTGATGAAGCTGACAGCAATGCTAGCAGTGTTAGCTGGACCAATCAATTATTAGTGAATGCTGCTATAACATTCAAGAAAGGAATTAAAGAAAACAAAACAGGTCTCAAGGATTTAGTTGCCAAATTTGAAGCAGATGCTTTGAAATGTTTAGTCGAATTTATTAGGGATCAACACTTCGGTGAAGATTCAGAGGTTTCGCAGCTTGTTATTGTAAACAGCCATCACTGGAATAAATATAGTTTTGTGATGAACATAGCCAAAAGACCTGCAAAGGCCTTAGAATTATATACCAGTTATGGTTGGAGTGAAAAGGATTTCAAAGATAGCCTAGTCGATTTGGTACTAAAAGAGGTTGGAAAGAAGGACAATCGAAAGTTCATAGTTCCTACCAAAGTAACTTATCTCTTGGATAATAAGTGGTGGGGAGATATGGTTAAGGGTTTAGCAAAGAGTCAAACTGTCAACATTTACTATCGTACTTTGTGCGATGGAAATGGTGATGTTGGCTATGTAGTTGAGGCTCAAACTCAAAAGGCATGGCTTACATTTACAAATAAATATGCTGACAAATTTGAAGCACTTGCTCCATATGGTCTGTCAGAAGTGATATCAACCACTCAGTTGAATAATCTTTTGATAGATAATGAATCAATGGCGGTTAGTATCGAAGAGTCTGATGATGTGGCTTCTGCAAGAAGAACCCTTGCAAAATTTGGAGAGTACGGAGATTTGAAACATTTAGTTGCTGAAATCATTAGAAATTCCTTAATCATCAAAGGCTATGTGAAAAACTATGATGATTTTGAACAAAGTTTTGTGGCAGTGCCTTATGGGTATTTGACAGCAAATGTCAATCACAAAGTTTATTCAACCAACTTTAGAAACGCTATGCATCTCTTGTATAACGTTGAAAAAGCTGGCATCGAGTTGATCAGTGAAAAAATAGACAGTAAGGATTTCAATGGTGCGTTCGATTTAATGTACCCTGTAGTAATTAGAAAAGGTCTTCTCGATGATTTTGGTATCGATTTAGCTGGCTTCAAAACCAGAGATGAAATGTCCTTGTTCGATGATGCAAAAGCCAAATCTGCAAAAATTTCTAGTGAGAGGGGTCCTAGACTCATAAAGAAGCAGAAGACGAACCAGGTATGGACTGATTTTAGAGAACAACAACAAAATCTTTCTTACAAAAAGATGAAGCAAACTGGAATTGATCTCGATGAAAAATTGGCTTATCTAGGTAATCAATCGCCTATCGATCTTTTCAACACAATTGGTAACAATGAAGATTACCGAGCAAGATTGCTGTTATTGAATAGAGATTTTCTCTTAACAAGAAATCTCGAGACAATGCTGAATATCAGCAAACAATTGTCTTCTGGTAAAGGTGATAAAGATCAATTGAGTCAAATCTATGAAAATTGTAAAAACTCTCTCTTAAAGGAGATCGGAAATCCATCCCTTAAAAAGATGGTGTATTCAGCAATCACAGATCCAGATTCAAACGGCTTAAATGTATTCTCAAAAATAGATTCAAATGATCTTATCGATTTAATCTTAAAAGATTAACATAAAAAGGAGTCAATCATGACTATTAGAATTAGAAGTCCAACTCATTTGAGTTGATCAATAAAACAAAACAAAACAAAAAAAGGACGAAAGAAATGGAAGAATTAAAATACTTCCTTGAATTGCTTGGTAAAGAAAAAGACGAAAACAAGAAAAAATTCTTGCAAAATGTTGTCAACGATATAATTGCTAACAATCACAAGGAAACAATGGCAAAGATTCAAGCACAGACAGTGACTGCTTTGCCAAATCACAATCATTTAGAGTTAGAAGGCAGTGCTACTGCAAGTATTACTACTCTAGATCATCATCAGAAGTTTAGAATTACCTTAAAAGGTAATTCCAAAGTAGTAATCGGCAAAGAAGTATTTCAAAGTACTGCTGAAACTACTAATCAACCACAACCACCAAAAACAGGAGCAAGCAAAATTATCAAATCTGCAATTAAAGCAGAAGATGGTGATATTGATATTGATATGTAATTACCAATGCTATTAACTTAAAAATTATAATTAATTAGATCGTTTTAAATTATTTAATTTTATTTATTTATACAACCGTTGTGTATATGGGTATCTCCCATACTGATGAGGCAAATTGAAGCCGAAACACAATTTCCATCAGATGTTCCATTGTTTCGATTATAAATGTTCAGCTTTTAAATATATACTATTTTGTTTTTAGGTGGACTCCGCCTAAAGATTTTTCTTGAAGGAAAGGCATTAGAGTATATTTATATAATATTATAACGAAAATGAATATAAAAATCTAACAGCCTTTTTAGGCAGAAAGGTTTTTCGTCATGAGCGAGACCAGTATTATTAAAGATGGCAATGCAATTCAAATCGATGCGTTAACAACTGTAGCGGATGTTTTGTTAGCAATGCAAGATCCCAAAAATTCAAATGTTATGAATGCTTTAATAGCTCGAATGACAACTTTGAATTCTGAAAGTCAAGCAAAGTTACAACAATTAGAGGCTCATGCAAATGCAAAGGAAATTTTAGGATTTCCAGGAATCGTTCAAGTTCCGGCATTACAAGATCCTCAATTTGCTTACAGTGGACCACTTCATGAAATCAAGTTCAAAAATGCTGGAGAAGTTTTTAATTTCTTCAGTAAGTATGAAAGTTTGCTTTATGAGGAAGGTACTTCTGTTACGGTTTCGTTTAGAGGTAGAAAACTTGCAGATGGTATTCAAACTGGCGTAAAAGCTGGCAAGACTTCTGTTTTCAGTAAACCTTTCAAAGACAAATTGTATGAAGTTGTTGATTCAACATCAATCGACAATAGTGTTCGTAAGATCACTGTTAGAAGATAATTGATAGTTGTCATCTTTAGAAGGGAGAGAGATCTCCCTTTTTTCTCATCTGTAAAATATAAATATACTCATTCCAGCTGATGAGCTCCTTGAACAAGAGCGAAACCTAGATTTTAAATTCGACGGTCCTGGTAGTTTTTTGATTTCCAAAACCAGACGAGACTCGCAGTGAGACTCAGCAACACCTCTCTTAAGGATTTTATTATGTTTGAAGTATTTATTAAAGATAATGAATTGTATCTTGGTTTAACAAAACGAGATGTAATTACAAAAGTATTGCCAATGGGTGATATTAGGGAAGAAGGTAAATCTGCTTTAAAAGATGCTTTATTATTATTTACTAATGATAATGATGAAATTCGATTAAAGAGAAGTAGATTATGTGATGCAGTATCAAAAGCTATTTTAGAAGATAAAGCAAGTTATGATGATCATTTATGGTTTTATGCATTTAATTTGTTTGAGAAGTATAATAGCCGCGAAGTAAGTTACAAAGTCCTGAGCAATTGTAAAGTTTGCAGCCATGATATTACCTTTCTTTATGCAGAAGAAACAGATGACGTTGAAGTTGTAGAATACAACTAATCCAACTGATGAGCTCCTTAAGCAAGAGCGAAACCTAAAGAATTATATTCTTGATGGTCTTGGTAGCTTTTTACCATATCCCGGTATTTTTTTTCACTTATCACCTGTAAAGGATTACATCATGCTATATACCGTTATTTTGTCTAATAATTCTGTTGAAGTTATTAGAGCCTCTTCTGTTCAAGAATTAGTTGCTGTTATTAGAGAAAATTCTGGTGACGAACTCGTATTGGAAACTATCGTAAAGGTAGAAGAAGAGAAGAAAGAAGATGCTTCTAGATAATTTGTTTATCTTTGGCTATTGCATCTTTCTTTATCTAGTACTCAGTCTTACTAAAACTGAAACTGGAGAACCAACCCCTAGATTCTTTAGAATCTCCATTCCTATCATCATGTGTGTAACTTTTATAGTACATACATACAGACAACTCTCATAGAAAAAGGAAAACAAAAATGAGTATCGAACTCCTTTCAATCACACTCTTTATTATTTGGTATTGCGTAACAACATATTGTTTAGCAAAAACAGAATTTATTCTTAAGCATCCTGAAATTGTTACAATAGGCATGTTTTTCGCAATTATTGGTAATTGCTATTTAGCTGTTTATTATGCATCTTTGTTTGTAATGAATTTTGCATTTTGGACAGTTATTGGTTTTGCCGCTTATATTTTCTCTCTTCTATTTAGCAAAGAAAGAGCCATCTAATGAGTATTGCAATTTTCTTATTCATCTTCAGTTGCTTATCCTCTATTTATTTGATTTACAAATTTGAAATCAATATTCGAGATTGGCAATTAAGTTTAGCTATTTTATTTGCTACTTTAATGAATGCATTTTTAGCGTTCAACTATCCGCTATTCTATATTGTCTCATATGCTTTATGGATCCCATTAGCTCTTTTCTCCCTAAGCTATTTATCTTTATTTGAAGGAAGGTCAATCAAATGAGTGACGTTATTAATGCCCCACAATCTACTAAGTTTTTAAATGAACAAATTATTTCTGATGAAAAAGGTATTTATACTTCTCGCGTCAATAATGATGGTTCAGTCATGATTAAATTTGATCCTTATAGAATTCCTTCTCTTGAAAATCGCATTTTAATTCTTGCAAAAGAAATCGAATACTTCAGAGAATACAATTACGATATTCGTTTTGTGAAAGATCGCAGACATCAAGATTTGTATATTATGTATGCAAATCCAACAGAAAACTCTCCAAAACCTTTCTCTGATGATGAGGAAACAAATGTTTGATTTATATGTAAGTATGTGGATTTTATCTTCTGTGTTTTTTATTGGATATATTCTAACCAGAATCAATAATGTTATTCTAATTCATCAACATCTTGATTTAGAATTCATTGGTAAATTATTCACTTTCTATATTCTTAACTTTTTTGTATGGCACATCAATCTCTATGTCTTTTTAAATGACAAAGAAAGTTTTGATAACGAAATACAAAAACAAATCAAAGACCACTTAATATAAGGAACCTGTAATGAAAACAAATGAACAAGAAATGAACAACGATACTGAACAAAACCCCGAGCAAAGTCAATCCCCTGTTGATCAAAATGAAGAAAATACTGAACAAAAGACAGAGGAAAAGAAGACTGTTCAAAGTAAAAAGACTGAACAAAAACGCAAATCTTTAAAAGAGATGTATGATAATACTCCTCGATGGGCTAAAGTTGTTGTTGCTTTACTTATTATGTTAGGTATTTATAAGTGGACTCCAATCTTTCAATTGGTAACTGCTTTCCTTTATGTTGTACTCTTACCAGCTTTCTTCCTCTATTTAATGGGCTTTATCTCAAATGAAGCTTATGATAGTTTGATTGAAGGTATCGAAAGCATCAAAATCAAAGTTCAAGAACAGAAAGCAAAAGAAGCAAATGTGTAACGAACTTTTTGTAATCTGGCTATCCGTTCCCCTTTTAATTGTACTTTTTCACTAAATGTTCAGTATTCATAGACACTTTTCACAGAAAGTACTGAACTAAACCCCGAGTAAAAATAGACTTTATTTTTACAAAATGAACAAAGGATCTGTATTATGTTAAATACTATTATTAATGTTTTAGAAAATACCAAAAAAGAATTCGCAAATTACGACAAAGAATCCAATCGTAAAGAAACTTTAACTGCTGCTTACAAATTCGCATCTTTACAACATGATCTCTATATTGATTTAGTAAAACAAATGATGGAAAATCGTCATAAAGTCATCAATACATTATGTCTATTAACTAACTCTGTACAAATTATGCAATGTCAATTCTCTTTAATTGCCAAGGATTTAAAGTCATATAAAGATACTTCACTCGTTACTTGTTTTAAAGACTTTGAAACAGAATTAAACAAAATGAAACAAGTTGAAACAGAAAAACAAGGATTTGAAATTGTGAGCTCAAGTGAAATGATCAAGAATCAATGGGATATTTCAAGAGTTCAAGATTATATTTTAGAAGCAACACATATGCTTCAAGTTGTAGACAGCTATCAAGTAAAAGCAAAATTAAAAGCTAATATCAAAGATGCAAAAGAATATTTAAGCACTTTCACCACACATGTAAAATAATTTTAAAAAAGTTCTTGACAGATATTATTTATTAATTGTATATGTATTTATATGCAGAGCTTCGCGCTGTGTTGTGTTGTTGAGTCCCTTGCATGCACTTTCTCCTTGGTGTGTGTAAGGGGTTAATCTGGTTTCTGTGGTTTTTTAATCACAGATTTTTTTACCCCCGCCAGGGGGTAAAACATTTTTACTACACTCAAAAAAAATGCAAAAAAGAAGCAAAAGAAAAGAAGGAAAACGAGACGAGAGGCGAGCTCAAAACAAATCCTAAAACGCTTTAGGAAAACAATAGGGGAAGGATAAAGAAATATAAGTTTCTTTTTCGGGTACCTGGTACCCACCCACTTCCCTCTCTATCCCCTACTTCCACCCTTTTCCTCCTTCCCACCCTATCCCACTCTTACCACCACTTCCCTACATTCCCGCTTCCTATTTATACCGCATCTTCACTTTATACCGTACTTATTTCCCCCTTATATTTCGATTTTATTCTCAAAAACGATTATTAGAAGCCATAGAGTGTTTAATCTGAACTCTATCTCAAACGTTTCAAAATGTTTCAGCGTAAAAATATTTTTAATACACCAATGTATATTTCCGAAATCAAAGCAAAAGATGACTATCGAATTCTACTTGATAGATTAGATTATGAAAAGCCTTATCAACTCAAAGAATCTTCTTTTAAAAAGATTCTTTACAAACTAGATTCCTTATATACTGTATCTAATGATGTTAAATTAGAATTAGTAGATTTAGAAGTAAATAAGTTTATTAGTTATATTAGATATAGATATCAGTATTCTGAATTAAAATTTTTATTTTGTGAGGATTGGTATGTTTAATAAAATATATAGTGCGCCGATTTTTTCTCTTATTATCAAGCAATATCTTTTAAAAGAATTAGATGTTAAGTATTCTGGATCTAAGCAATTAGATACTAATACATATAAACATTCATATGAGTTAATATATAATGCCGCGACTCTTTATGAAGTAGACTTATTATTTGTAAATACTTTAGCGTATGTAACAATAACAATACCTAATGTTGCATATAAGAGTAAAGAGATTGAATTATTTGATTTAGATAAAGAGAATCAAGAGACAAGAATCATTAATACATTTATTAGTTTATGTTATGAATTAGATATTAGGCCATTTAAATGAAGACTTATATTTATTATGCTTTTTCATTTTCATTAGAGAATGAAAGATATACAGTAATGTTAAATAGTGAATGCTATGATTCTGATAGGGATTTAACTAATATTGCGGCGCGAAAAATTGATACTATGTTAAGTGAATTTTTCCCTGCAAATGAAATCCAAATTACACACAATCAATCTGTTGATTCAGATGCATTTATTACTTACTTATGTGAAAAATATCAAATTAGTATTTCTCAGCATCTTTGTATTAATTTTGAAGATGATAGAGAAATTGCTATTATTAAAGAAAAAGAACAACCTTTAGAGAGAGATTTAGAAGATTGCAATACAAAACAATCACAACTAAATTAAATGAGTTTGACAATTATCGTTTATATTTAACTGCACAAAGTACAATAGAAAAATATGTCAAACCTATCCCTTTTATATTGAATCATTTAGATGAATATATGAAAGCAGAAATATATAAAGATCTGAATAAAGACTCACAAGAGTTTTATATTATTTACGATTATTATATTGCAAATTTAATGAAAGAACTAGGAGAACCTATTTCAGAGAAATTAATTTATCCTATTTGGCAAAGAGTATACA